CCACCGTTCGCTACAGCGGCAGCGGCAACCATACCAGTTGGGTCAGCCATTTTTACCTTTCGGTTTAGGCTTAGATTGTACAGCACGCTTGATTGAGTACGCAATGGCTACAGCTTGCTTGACTGGTTTGTTTGCGGCCACTTCGGCCTTGACGTTCTTGCGAAACGCCTCGGGTGACTTTGACTTGACCAGTGGCATCACTTCCCCTTTTTGGCGGGCTTTGCCGTCTTGGCCGACTCTCTAAAGTCCTTGGCCGTAGGCGCGTTCTTGCTGCCCACTTTGTTCATCTTCTCGCCAGAGCCAGCCTTGATGCGCTCTTGTTTAGCGTTGATGTTTGCGTAGAGTCCAGGTTTCGTTGCCATGATTAGCACTTCCATCGTTTGAGCGCCGCCTTGGCGCGTTCGCCGTCTTTGGCGTTAGCCGCAACGGCACCCATCCGGGCGCAAAACGAATCTTTGCGCCCCTGATCTGCTTTGGTCTTGGGGTTCGGGGCTGGAGCCTTAAGGTTTGAGCCAGTTTCCCGGTTGTACTTTTCGCGGCCCTTCTCGGTCAGGCCAGCGCCCTTGGACACGGGCAGCTTCTCGCCGCGGCCAACTGAAAGTGAAACGCTTTTCTTTGTCGCCATATTAAGACCCCATCCAAGATGATGACACACCCCTATCCATACTGACTGAACGTGATGGTGTGCGGGAATTGTACTCACGGTGAGCCACAGGAAAAGCAAACGTCACGCAAATCGCATCAGCAGCATCCGGTGACGCAAGCCCTCTGGCCTTCATGTCTTTCTTGGACTCCAAAAAGATTGTCCCCTTGGAATCAGGCTTGATCATAGGCGAGATCAGATCCGTTTTCAAGAACCTGTCCTTGGGGATACTAGCGCTTCTAAGCCAATCCTTCATCTTGCCCCACATCTCAGCCCTCTTGTTGCCATACATAATGGGGTTGCTTGACTTGTTGCCAAAGTTCACACCCTTGATCTTGTACCTCTGCTCTTTCAGGCGGTCAACAATGCCAGCGCCAAGACCTCCCTCGTCAATCACCACCAGCGCAGGCTTGAACTCCTCAATCGCCTCAATGATGTGGCCCACCACCGTCATGGTGTCATCCCCTCGGTGTCTGTCAATCCTCACGATGTCCCTGCCTTGGCGCACGGCAATCACCGTGGCATCTGCTCCAAACCTTGCAGGGTCCACACCAATGATGATCGGCGCAGTCTGGTCCTTGTACTTGGCCCTGCCCATCGCCTCATCCACAATGTTCGACGGAATAAACTGGTCATCTCCCGCATTAGGGAACTGGCCGTAAACCTCAACATGCGCCTGGCTCGAGTCTGGGCCATACTCGTCAATGATGTTCTGGTACACAGCCTTGTCAGTGCCCTCCACCGTGCGGGCGTCCACCACCTTGGTGTTCCAAAAGTCTCGCTTAGAGTGGAAGGTTTCGTAAAAATACCCCGTGTTGCGCCGTGGGTTGGAGAAAGCCAGCCAAAGGCGATTAGGTGTGTTTTCGGTAAAGAATCCAGCCGTAACAGCCCAGATTGAGTCCTCAATACCACTGGCCTCGTCAAAGATCACCATCACACCATCAAAGTTGTGCACACCGGCATAAGCGTCAGGGTTTTCGGCCGACCACAGCCGGCCCTCAACAGACCAGTATCGAGTGCCTTTTCTGAGGTCTTTTTCCACCAACTCGGTCAACCAGTTGGCAGGGGTGATCTTGGTCGCGGCCACCTCAAACCAGTGGCTGTTGATACTCATTGCCAACCACTTCGTAATCTCAGCCCATGTGACGGCACGCAACTGGGCCTCACTGTTGGCCGAGATGATGGTGGTCGAGCCTATGCGGGTAGACAACATCCAGATGGTGAGCCATGACACCAGCGCAGACTTGCCAATCCCTCGGCCAGAAGAGACTGCGTGGCGCAATGTCTCAAAATCTATGCGGCCATCTTGGCGCTTGATGTGCTCGGCAATCTCTCTGAGCACATCCCTTTGCCACTTGCGTGGACCCTTAAAGTTCGCCAGCGGCGTGTTCTCCTGACCCCAAGGAAAAGCAAACAGCACAAAAGCCTCGGGGTCGTCAGCAATCGCAGGCGTCCATACCGTTGCCATTAACTCTTGTTCGTCTTCGGGCTTGTAGATGATGGTTTGCATTTATTTTGTTCTGACAATCAACTGGTTGATCGGCACATCGTAGCTTTGGTATGGATAAGTTGCCAATCTCTCTTGAGGCGTCATGTTCATGCGAGTTTGCACTGCCCTAGCTTCAGCTTCACCAGCTAAGCGCTGATACAAATCAAACTTGGCCTGTTCGCTGTGATATGCGGTCAGGGCTTTTGAATCAAGTTCACGCGCCTCTTTTTCAAGTTGCAAACCTTTTTTGCGTGCGCCAGGTTTAACAATCCTTGTTGGGTCTAGAGGATCATTAGCACTAGACATACGAAACATTTCTTGCGCCTGCTGTCTTTTTTGTTCTGCAATTTTTTCAAGCGCCAAAATCATTGTGTTTGGACTGCCGCCTTCTGCAAAACCTTCTCTTTCCTGAATGGCATGTTGCAATTCGTGAAGCATTACAGATTTTCGGTCGCCAACAGGTAACGATCCCATTTCTATACGCTCAAAACCATTTGCATACGGATCAAAATAAGCACCTCCTTCTTTGTTGTAATTATTTGGAGATATTTTTGTTGGCATTAATCCAACATCATCATATGCTTTGTATAAATTTGGGTGTTCAAACACTTGCCTTGTTTGAAATTGACCGCCTAATGCCGTCATTGGGAAATTTGGGTCTGGCGGCACTCCAGTTGCCAAATTGTCTGACACCTCTTGCCGCAACTTACCCTCCGGTCCTCGGAAAGTACCAGTAGCCGACCAAATGTTTTCGGGGGCAACTCCAGCCTTTTCCATCTCCACAGCTTTGGCCGCATTTGCCGCATTCCATGTTTTTGACTTTTCGCCAACAAAAATATTTCTGCGCGTTCCCTGCGTCAGATCCATCACCAGTTGTGCCGGTAAACCACCGCGCTCCATGATGCCTGGCAGCACACGCTCGGCATACCTCTCACCAGCACGGCCACCAGCCAGTGCTGCCCTTGTCGCTGCCCTCGATGCGGCCAATGTTGCCATCGTCACCGGTTGCGCCAGTGGTGCTACAGCCATTGCCGCCTCAATAGCCTCTGGCCTGATTCTGGTGGTGCCGCCTAGACCACCAGCGCCAGTGGTCAAGGGTTCACCATAAGACAAGCGATCCAGTGTCTGTGAGACAGCAGGGACACTCAGGAACTTAGCCATACCCTGCATCTGCTGGGTGCGCTGCGGTGCATAGCTTTGCGCCAGAAAGTCAGCCAATGCACCCAAATACTCATTGCGTGGGGGTGCGCCAATCCGGTCTTCATACGCCAGCATGTTAACTGGGCGCTGGGCTAGGGCGTTGCTGTAAATCGGCATGGGGCGATGTTAAACGAAAAAACAAAAAATTAAAAATTGTTCGTGGGGGTACCGTAACCGCGGCCCTTCCCCGCCGGCCCTACCCCCCCCGACCATCGGCGGGAAGGCGGCCAGGGCGTTGTCCACAGGGTTTTTTGCACAGTTGTCCACAATGGCCTGTGGATAACTCGGCATCGACTTAACATAATGGACGTTGTACGAAGTAGACGCACGTTTACATCAGGGTTAACCCTGATGCGTCTGCGTCAGGCGCGTGCGCGTAATTAGCAACAATTTCCGCTGTAGTCGCACAAACCCCCCAATGATTACCATCATCCAAGTCACGAATCAACCGTTTTGGACTCAACATCCACCACATTGCTTTCATCTTTAAGCACGCGCTGCTTTGCTTCTTTAAGCGCATCCATCACACTGATGCGGTTGTCTGTCACTGCGACATCAATGCGATCACCGTACATCTTGGGCTTGAGTTTGGATGCAATCCACTTACGTGCATCCACTTGCATTCGTTTGCGTTGTACCCAAGCTGAGGCCATTGGGCCTTCGAGATGCTCTGGCATTTCCTCGTCAGCCAGTTCCAAAATCTCTTCAGCCAATCGATCTGCTCTGTCCTCGATGGCGTTCTCGTACATGGTGCGGAACTCTGGGCTTTTCTTGATCATCAGCATGACGGCATAGTACGAAGGCATGTTGTCGGCCTTCAATGCCGTGCTGAGGCTTTTGCCCATTGACATCTGCTCGGTCATTATTTGCCAGCATGGATGATCAATCCCAAACACTGTAGGCCGACCACGGCCACGTTTTTCAACCACTTCGGTGGTTGCCAAGTTCTGAGTCACTTGTAAGCTCCTAAAAAATACGGGTACTCACACCGATCTGGTGCTTTCCCCAAAAATGCGGCAACTGCATTTGCACGCACCATCATGCTATCACCTCAATCTCAACCTTGTAAGTTTTAACCCCACCGGATCTCTGCCTGTACTCCCATTCCACCAGTTTGCTCCCATCATCCACGCCAAGCCAGTCAGCCACCCCATCACGCACGGCCTTGAAACCAGATTGCAGATTATCCCCATCCAACGCCCTTGGAGCCACCCTAGTGAGCACAACCATGCAAGGTGGGGGAGGAGGTGCGGCAACACTCGCCAGCGCGTTAAACGCCTTCTGGCGCTGACTTTTCACCAGTTTCGCCTTTACCGCCCAGTGCATCCTCATGTTTGCCATGCTGACCACCTTCATGTCCATTTCCACCTCAATCATAATTTTTCCTATTTTTTCTATTTTTACAATTTTTACAACTATTTCCCTTCAACCCCCATCAATTCCCGCCTAACCGTCCGTTTTGACAATCCGGACATTTAGCGTCCGGATCCGGATGGGTATATATACCCAATCCGGACGGACGGACGCATAAATTGATGTCGAGGCCGGACGGATCCGGACGCTTCCGGACGATCCGGACGCTTGAATCCGGACGCTTGTCCGGATCGTCCGTCCGTCCGTTATTCGGCACTTCCGGACGCTTCCGGACGCTTTTAATCAAAACATGGCCTCTTGTTTTGGCAAGTCAGCCGCACTGGTGCCATTGAATCCAAACATATCAAACGTCCTTTGCGCGTCCTCTATGCGCTTGCAAGCAATCTCAAAGTACTTGGGTTCACGCTCAATGCCTATGAACTTGCGCCCCATCTGGACGGCAGCCACGCCAGTTGTGCCGCTTCCCATAAAAGGATCAAGAATGGTTTTTGCATTAGGGACAAAATTTATGCACCACGCCATTAAATCAACGGGCTTTTGCGTTGGATGGTTTTTTTCAATTTGGTTATGCTAGTGAATTGAGAACCTGAACACTTTGGCGGGAATTTTAATGTTTGTGTAGGCAAGTTCAGCACTTGCAAAGTTGCTGACTGTCTGTTGTTTGTCCCAAACCAAAAAATACTCACTAGTTGGCAACTCAAAATTGTTAGCACCCCAAACAATTGAATGTTCACCTTTTGAAAGCAGTAAATCAAAAAATGCTTTTTCTGGAGCCTTGTCCCAAGCAATACCGTTTTTGTATTCGCCTGTTTTGTCAAACCGCAAAGAGCCTTTTTCAAATCGTTTTATTCCATAGGGCGGATCAGTAATCACCGCATCCACCTTGCCCAAAGTCGGCAAAATGTCCATGCAGTCACCCATGTACAAAGTGGCGTTCCCAATTTCTACTTTCATATTTCGCCCTCTTTTTTCTGGCTCTTATACCCACCACTGACCTCAACGGCCATGCCCTTGCTAATCAGTGCATTGGCCGCATCCCAAAACCTATTGCGTGCCACGCCGTGCTCTTTCATGGCTTCCCGCCATTCGTCTGATGTGATGGCATGTGTCTGGTGTTCTTTCAATCGCTGGACCTCAAGTAGCACCAAGCACTCCATTGCCTTGCGTTGGTTTGGCGAGAGGTAGGTTTTCTTTTGCACACTGCTGACCAACCCCGAGATGTCCACGGTGGTGAGGTACGCGCCCTTGACCGCAACGCCGTGCTTGTCAAATATGGGCAGATCTACTTGGGTGATCTGGAAGTTCTTCGCCACTGGCATTTCTGCGTCCTTCATCTTCTTGGACTCAAACTGGATGGTCTTCGACCCGCTATCCAACTGGCACTTGTACTCTGCATCCAGTGCGCCCTTCAATGCTGTACTGCCCCTGCTTCTATCCTTATCTGCCGCCCCGCTGTGGTGAACAACTAAGACGCAGCACTTGTAACTTTGCCTCAAATAGGTGTCTAGGTGCTGGATAAACGAATTCATGTCTTGGGTTGAATTCTCATCCCCGCCCATATTCCGAGCCAAGGTGTCAATTACGATCATGGATGGCACATGCCCACACTCTGCGCTCAAGGTCTTAATGGAATCAGCCACCAGCGCCGCCTCTGTCGCGTCATACAGTTGCGCTGCCCTGTGGCTCTTGAACAGTGGTGCGCCGTTTAGGGTTGCACCGTTGCCCAGCTCCCACGCCTTAAAGCGCCGAGCCAAACCGTTGTGGCCCTCGCCAGCGATGTAGAACACTGCCCCCTGCTGGACCTGATGGCCGTGCCAGTCTTTGCCGGTTGCCACGCAGCAGGCTAAGTCAATGGACACAAATGACTTGCCCCCGCCTGGATCACCGAACACTTGGGCCAGTGAGTCAGACTCAATGTAATCATCCACGATCCACTTGATCTCGCTCAACTGAAGTGAATCTGCCCGAGTGAACTCAAACGCCAGTTTGTCCCGCATTGGGCCGGCCACCCTTTCAATCTGGTCCTTGACTGCATCTAACCCCTGCAAGCAGTGCAGGTCGTTCCAGTCCGTTGGCTTGTTGTCCACCATATCAGCATCCCCAAATGATGGGTACACAATCTCACCAAACACCAAGGCCGCGGCAGCACGGCCCTTGGTCACGCCGGGGTTACCCTCTGTGAACTGGTCATTGTCAGCGCCAATCACAATCTTTGAGCCTGGGAACATCTCCTTTGCTGCCTTGGCTACCTTGGCTAAGTTGCCACAGTCAAACGCCACAAGCACCGTGTAATCTGTTGCCTCATGGATTGACGCGCATGTGGCAAAACCCTCACCCACAAACACAATCTTGCGATTACCCCGCAACTCATAGAACCCGCCCTCAATCTTGCCGCCTTTGAGGAACCGTTTGTTGCCCTCTGCGTCAATCGTTTGGTATGACAACACCTCACCAGACTGGTTGACCACAGGCACCACCAGTCTGCCTGCCCTGTCAATCTTGATGCCATGTGCCTGAATGTGTTTCCTAACCAAGTAGGGGTGATCATCACTGGCATCAGCATAAGTGCCGACCTCATCCTCTGCTCTTTCTGCTGCCACTGCCTGAGATGCCAGTCTCTCAGCATCCTTCTTGGCTTTTAGGTCAGCCACCCACTTATCATGCTCAAACCTCTCGGTGAATGACATGGTGCGCCCAATGTCTGCTACCCACTTTGATTCAAACGTAGGCTCTTTCCAGCACCCTGCAATGCCCACTGGCACCTTGCCACTCAGGTGCAAGATGTACCACCCGTCTAACGCACCCTTCTTGGACGACACATGAGCCACCCGGTGGATCTCACCATCAGCAATCAGGTCTTTGATCAACAACCCAGATGCCTCACAGTGAGCGCGAAAGCCAGCTTCAGGATTGATCAGGTCTTGCGACTCCGTAGCTGCCGCAAAGCCATTAGGGAAGATGGTTGATAGGGATGTCATTTGTTTATTTCCTGTTGAATTCTATGGCCGATCCATGCAACCACAGGCACAGCCCAGCTATTGCCCAAGGCTTTGTACCGAGGGCCATCTGGTGACTCATCTTTCTTGCGCCAAGGGATGTTGGTGTACCCATCGGGGAAGCCTTGCAGGCGTTCGCACTCAACCGGGGTCAGGCGGCGCACGGCCATTGCTTGAGGAACGGTCATAACGGCAGGGCGGTTTGCGTGACCACTCATTCCCATGTTGGCATCAAGCGTCCCAGCCACTGTGTCCTCCATCCAGTAGCCAAGGCCGCTCTCTCGCATGGCGACAATAGGCTGCGCCACTGCATGATGATTAGCTTTAGTAAGTGTAAACATTGGATCACCAACTTCACCGTATCCTCGCCCAATACGGTTTGCTCTACCATCATCTGACGGCCTCCCCCTTATGTTCATCATGTCAAGTGGGATTGGCTGCATCACGCCCGTTTCATAGTTCAGCGAATAGCCGCCACTTGACTTGGATTGCATCGTTCCAGACAAATCACCCTTATGAAATCGCAGGTTGCGGAAATCTATTGGTTGCGCCACCCCTTGAGTTGCATGGGTGTCCACCGTGTAAGCCGTGCCATCATCATTCCAGCCACGCCCGTTTTGCGCCTTTTCAATTGGGCGAACGTCTTGGATGGCAATTGCTTGCGGCTGCCCTCGACCATCCATGCAATATGCCGAACCATCAAGCAAATACTCTTTGCCCTGTGGCCCAGCCTCTGGTGCGCGGCCTATGCAGTGAGGATGAATGCTAATCACAGGAGTCTGCCCCTCGTCCAGCGTAGAGTTGATGCCCTTGTGCATCCGGGCGGTCAGGCAGTTACCAACTTCGTAGGGTTGCACCACCATCGCCTCTGCCTCTACTCTTTCGTTGCCTGTGCGACTGAAAGGAGGGCCGTTTGTAACGCAGGGGGCAATTGTTTTCCCCGTTTCTCTGCTCGGCGCAATATCCCGGCGCACGCCGTCGAACTCAAAAAGAACCGCTGCGGGATCGAAGTCTGCTCTAGCACTTGCGACAACGAACACACGGCGGCGGCGTTGGGCCACTCCGAAATATTGGGCGTCAAGGACTCGCCACGCGACTGTTCTTTGGGGGCCATACACACAACCTGCGTTCGTCCATTTCTCCCCTGATGGGATGATCGGATCATCTTCCCCGGCAAGTGCGCCAAGAAAGCAGCCGAAGGCGTTGTCCTTTGTGGAGAGGACTCCGGGGACGTTCTCCCAGAAGATGATTCCCGGATCATCTCGTCGAATAGATCGAACATGGTCAATTGCATTGGCGATACCTACAAATGTGAGTGAAAGATTGCCCCTTGCGTCATCAAGGGAGTTACGAAGACCAGCCACGCTGAACGCTTGGCAAGGAGTGCCGCCACAGAACACATCTGGCGCTTCAACTTCACCAGACAGAATGCGCTCGGGCAGCGTAGTCATGTCTCCAAGGTTGGGAACATCAGGGTAGTGGTGAGCCAGCACCGCAGACGGAAATGGCTCAATCTCTGACAACCATGCGGCTTTCCAGCCAAGTGGATGCCACGCAACACTGGCAGCTTCAATACCAGAACAGACAGAGCCGAATCTCACGCCTGCTCCACCAACTCAGGCCAAATGGACTGCCAGGTGCCTTGGCACACCATCTTGCGCCCCAACCGGCCACGAGTCTCTTGTTCCACCCTCACAGCCTCAGAGGCTGACATCTCACGCCGGCCAGTCAGGCACTGGTACAGGTACTGTTCATTGATGCCAACTTTTTCTGCCAGTTGTCGGCGCTCGTCTGGTGTGATTTGTGTGTTCATAGAAGCAGAGTCTAGCAGACTGCTTGAACAAATCCTCATTAGGGAAAGCACTTATGAAAATAAATCTAGCAAAGCGCTTGACCGCATCTAGCGATATGCTAGATAATTTAGCCATGCCAACGAAATTGTTTGTTGGCATCACGCTGAAAGGCCAAAGGAAAATAAAGTGAAACACCACAAATACCACCAGCACTACCAAGTCAAAGCCGCCAAACTGCACGCCCGTGCAGAGGCCGCATTTGACTACCTCACCGCCCTTGCCATTGGCGTTGGCTTGGCCGTCCTTCTTGTCGCATGGTGGTCAGCATGAAATTGTATAAATTTAATTATTTTTGCAATTTTCAACTTTATGTTGGAGAGCAGTGGGCATTGAGCAAATTTGATGTTGAGCGCAACATTAAATGTCTGAATCCTAATGCAACTGGCATGGATGTGTGGTTAGCATGATGGACGACAGCACCATCATTCGACTTGCCCAGCAAGCCGCTAAAGACGAACTGGCTGTTGCCGTGTTCACCGTCAACGAATTGGCACGCTTTGCTGATCTGTGCTTTGACGAGCAAACCAAAGCACCAAACGCCCCCCGTGGTGTCATGGTGTTTGACTACGCCGCCAATGGCGTCCAGTTGATTTGCCATCTGGAGTACGAGGCAGCAGAACGTGGCTCATTCTCTGAGCCTGGCTACCCCGAAAGTGTGACCCTTGAAAGCGCCTACCACTTGGGTGAGAACATTGCTCACTTGTTGTGCGATAGCGTGGTCGAGGAAATTGAAGATGCTGCACTGGCACAAATTAAGGAAGACCAAGATGATTGCTGAACTGACCGCTGCCCTGCGCCAAGTCAAACTGGCTGAAGCCGCTGCCAAAACCGAACGCTTGCGCCTTGAAGACTTGATCGAAAAGCAATTCACTAAGCCCATTGGCGGTGAAGGCACACACACCGACGAAGAAGTCAAGATCACTTGGAAGATCAACCGCACGGTTGACACGGCCAAAGTGCAAGTCGGTTGGGACGCACTTAGCAAGAACGCCCAAAGCGCTTTCCGCTGGAAAGCCGAGGTGGATCTGACCCACCTTCGCGCCCTTAAAGATTTGGACTCAGCCGCTTACGCACAAGCTGCTGAATACATCACAAGCAAACCTGCAAAACCCACCATTGAACTCTTGAAAGACTGATATGTTTGATTTGAAATCCATCTCAAAGACTCGCCGAGTCCGTGCCCCCAAAATTGTGATCGTTGGTCAGGGCAAAATTGGCAAGACCACTTTTGCTGCTATGGCACCCAACGCCATTGGCATCTTGACCGAAGACGGCGCTGACGCCGTGGACGCCAACGCATTCCCGTTGGCAACCAGTTTGGCCGATGTTTACTCTGCTGTGGCTACCCTGATCAACCAGCCCCATGACTTTCAAACGCTGTTCATTGACTCGCTGGATTGGCTTGAGCCACTGGTGCAAGACCATGTTTGTAAGGCCAACAACTGGAAAAACATAGAGCAACCAGGCTTTGGCAAGGGCTACGTGGCCGCTGCCGAAGAATGGCGCAACCTGTTGTCTGGCCTTGAGGTGCTCCGGGCCGACAAGGGCATGGGCATCATCTTGATTGCTCACGACAAGATCAAGCGCATTGAAGACCCGCTAACCGAAGGCTTTGATAGTCATGTGCTCAAGCTCCACGACCGTGCTGGTGCCTTAATTCAAGAGTGGGCTGATGTCATTGGTTATGCCGGCTACCGCATATTTACCAGCAAGACTGACGCTGGCTTTGGCAACAAAGAAACCAAGGCCACCACCACGGGCGAACGCATCTTGCACGTTGAACCACACCCGGCCCATTGCGGTGGTAACCGCTTTGGCCTGTCCAATATGCCGCTTGACTGGGCGGCATTTCAAGCAGCGCTGACCGTAGCGCAATCTTGATTCTTAGTCCAAAACCTTAACTCTTGAAAGAAAACAATGGCTCATTTTGACTTTGACGCATCGCAAGTTGCACCACAAACATCCTCTGGCCCAGTCCCCGCGGGCACTTATCTGGCCCACATCACCGAGAGTGATGTTCAGCCTCTTAAATCTGGCAAGGGCACTGGTTTAAAGCTGACCCTTGAAATCATTGACGGCCCCCACAAGGGTCGCCGTGTGTGGGAGAACTTGAACATTCAGCATGAGAACGAAGACACCCAACGCATTGCACAGTCGCAACTTTCTGCCCTGTGCCACGCCGTGAACGTGATCAAGCTGCAAGACACTGCTGCCTTGCACCTGAAGCCCGTCACCATCAAGGTGGTGGTGCGCGAGGCACAAGGCCAGTACCAAGCAAGCAACAACATCAAGGGTTACGAGTCTGCCAGCGGTAGCCGTTCAGCCGCGCCGGCCTTTGTGGCACAGGCCGAAGCAGCGCCAGTTGTCAAACCTAGCGCCCCAGCCTGGGCCAAGAAGTAATACATGGCCGCACTTCCGCAATCCGTTGTGGACCCTGTGGCCGATGCCATCTTTGCCCATTACAAGGCAAAGTACAGCACCGAGCCACAGCGCCCCTACCTTGGTGCTAGTGCGATTGGCAAGCCTTGCTTGCGCCAGCACTGGTACAGCTTTCGGTGGTCCAAGCCTGCCGAGTTCTCTGGCCGCTTGTACCGAGTGTTTCAGTCTGGTCACCTGCAAGAGCCAAGAATCTATGACGACCTGGCTGCGATTGGCTGCACTGTGTATGATCTTGACCCGGCCACGGGCAAACAGTGGTCTTTTACCGAGCCGGTCAGTGGTCACCACTTCAAGGGCAATGCCGACGGCATTGTGACTGGCTTGCCGCAGGCACCCAAGTCGCCGCATGTGCTGGAGATCAAGACGGCCTCTGCCAAGATGTTTGCCGAGATGCAAAAGTCTGGAGTAAAGAAAGCCAAGCCCGAGCACTACGCGCAAATGCAGATGTATATGAAGTGGTCAATTGACCTGTATGGTGAGAATGGCTGCACTCGCGCCATTTACATAGTGGTCAACAAAGACACCGATGACATCTACACCGAGCGCCTTGAGTATGACAAGGCCGAGGCACAGGCAATCATTGACAAAGCCTTGGCGGTGATCACGGCCACCGAGCCGCCGGTGGGCATCAGCCAAGACCCGTCTTGGTACGAGTGCAAGTTCTGTGATTACCACAGCATCTGCCACGGCACCGATGTGCCAACACCTACTTGCCGTTCATGCGCCCACGTTACGCCAGAGATGGACGGCAACGCACGTTGGTCTTGCGCGGTGCATCAAAATGATATACCCGTTGCCACCCAGCGCACTGGCTGTGACACGCACCGATACATCCCAATCTTGCTGTCCAAGTTTGCCCAGCCGGTGGACATGGATGGCGATGCCGTGGTGTATCAGATAGGTAACAATCAATTTGTCAACGGTACGCCGGCCAACCATTCAACGCACATCAGCAGTGCCGAAATTTACGCCTGCAATGACAAGACCGTTTTAGTGGATGACTTTGCGCTAAATCTCAGGCTGCAACATGGAGGAAGATTTGTATGAGCACGCCACCACCCATCCAAGAAATCACTTTGCGTGATTACTTAGCAGCCGCAGCCTTGACTGGTTTGCTTGCCAATGGTGACCGCAAAACCGCTGTGGGGCAAGCCTACAAAGTCGCCGATGAAATGCTCAAGGAGCGCAGCCATGATCCTTCGTGACTATCAATCGCGCTCAGTCGCCGACTTGTTTAATTGGTGGACCAAGCACCAGAGCAATGACGACATTCCTTTGCTGGTGCTACCCACTGGCTCCGGCAAGTCGGTGATCTGCGCCGAGATCGTGCGCCAGATGTGGGAGCAGTGGCCTGAGTACCGGCCCCGCACGGTGGTGCTAGTGCCTAGCAAGGAACTGGCCGAGCAGAACGCTGCCAAGTTGCAGTCCTTGTTGCCCGCCGACATCCACGTTGGCTTTGTCAGCGCAAGCCTTGGCAAGAAGCAGCACCATGCCGATGTGATTGTTGCCACCATTGGCAGCATCCACAAGTCAGCGCACCTGTTAGGTGACATCAAGGTAGTGATCATTGACGAAGCCCACCTTGTCAGCACCAAGGCGTCTGACGCAGGGATGTACCGCACCTTCCTGTCCAAGCTGGGCGAGATTTGCCAGTTCCGCACCGTGGGCATGACGGCCACGCCATTTAGGGGCAACCAAGTTTGGCTGACCGATGGCGATGAGCCGCTGTTCACTGGCATTGCGTCAAACGTCACCATGCGTGAGTTGCTAGACCAGAAGTTCTTGTCGCCCTTAGTGCCGCCGCCCGTGCAGATGATGACCAAGATTGATGCTAGTAGTGTGGGCATCTCTAACGGTGACTACAAGGTTGGTGAATTGTCTGAGGTGGTGGACACTTACTTGCTGCAAGTGGCCCAAGAAGCCTGCGTGATGGCCTCAGAGCGCTGCAAATGGATTGCCTTTACACCGAGTGTCGCCAACGCACAAAGCCTTGCAGACAAGCTAAATGAGCGAGGCATTGTCAGCGCCGTGGTTTGTGGCGAAACACCAGCGCAAGAGCGTGCCGACTTGATTCGCCAGTTTAAGGCGCACCAAATCCATTGCTTAGTCACCGTGCTGGCGCTGTCCACTGGCTTTGATGTGCCAGATGTAGATTGCATTGTCTGGTGCCGGCCCACGAAGTCGCCAGTGTTGTATGTGCAAGGCATGGGCCGAGGCACACGCATTGCAAACAACAAAACTGATTGTCTGGTGCTAGACTTTACGGACACCGTGGAGCGCCTTGGGCCGGTGGACATCATCAAGGGCCGAGCCAAGGTCAAGCGCACTGGTGACCAATCAGCGCCGTTTTGTATCTGCCCTGAGTGCGGTGAGCGCAACGCACCGGCTGCGCTAGTGTGCGCTGCCTGCGGCGCAACGATTAAAGAGCTAGAGGTAGCCAAGCCGCTAGATGCCAAGGTGTCGTATGCAGCGCTGTTATCAGCACAGCAGCAAGCCGTCAACACTTGGCACGATGTCAGCAAGGTGGTTTATGGATGGCATAGCAAAGAGGGCAAGACAGACAGCATGAGGGTTGACTACTACAGCGGTTTGCTTGTTGTAGCCAGCGAGTGGGTGTGCTTTAACCATTTAGGTTACGCAAAACAAAAAGCTCAAGACTGGTGGCTAAATCGCAACAGAACATTTATGCCATCAAAAGTTAGTGAAGCACTAGATTATTTGCAATTACACAAAATTAAAGAACCCGCCCGCATTGCAACCCGCAAGAACGGAAAATTTACAGAGGTTAAAGAATATGAATTTGCAAGAATTGACCGCCATCAAAATGCACTTGAAGAAACAATTGAAAGATCTTGACGCCATCCAGATCACTTGCCTGCGCTGTGAACATTTGAAAGCTGGCCGCAAGTGTGAAAAATTTGACGCCAAGCCACCAGATGAATGGCTGCATGGGCCTGTTGATTGTGAGCACTGGCTGTGGGATGCTGTGCCTTTCTAGGCAGGGACAAATTGAAATGACCAAATTTGAGGCGTGGGAAGCGCACAACCTGGCGAAGTTTGCACAAGAGGCCACAGCAAGGCTGACTGAGCAAGACGAGCTGATCAAGAGTCTGGAAGCAGACTTGAAGGCAGCGATCCGTGCCTACCGGCACCTAGTAATGGAAGGGGCAAAACGTGAAAGTCTACCCATCAGTACCGAACAAAGATTTTAAGTGGAGCAGCGGCGCAGACGTGCAGACGACTTGGCGCAAGTGGGGCTGGACCCCGCCGTCCGAGAAGATGACGCCGCCCCCGCCAGAGCGCAAGGTTGAGCCGCTGCGGAGATTCAAGTGAGATCACATTACGACAAGATTCGCAAGTGCCTGCAAGACCATCCTGATGGGCGCACCGTGGCCGAGCTTGTAGAGTGCACAAGCATTTCTGCTGACAGCCTGCGCCAAGCACTTGAGACATGCTTTGGCGTGTACGTTGACCGTTGGGAAGGCCCGCGCCGAGGCCAGTGGGCTGCGGTGTGGTGCGTGGTTTCAGTCCCCGAGAACTGTCCGAGGCCAGAATGAGCGACTGTAAGCAACATCTTTGGGAGCCAGTTGATGGCTCCCCTATCTACAAGTGCGCCCGATGCGGTGCGTTCTTAAGGATCATCAAATGATCCCCGAAGACAAACCCACTCCCGCTGATAAACAGTTGGTGTGGATCGTGGTGGCCTTCATCGTGTTGATGTTGGGCCTGATGACATTGAGGAGTTGCTATGACTAAAGACGAAGCATTGAAGCTGGCGCTGGAGGCGTTGGAGGGCGTTTTAGATGATTCTCCCAAGGTGTTGGATGCGTTTATCTCAGGCGGCTTGTACGAGGTTGTTCAATGCCGAGATGCCATCACCGCCATTAAAGTTGCACTAGAAGCGAAGGATGAGCCTGTGGTGTGGAAGTGGCATCAAGCCCCCGTCAAAACTTCATGGGGTCATGAAATGGTTGTGGCTGATCTCGCCATTGACAAAGACAACACCGTGTCTGTCTACTGTGAGCGTCACCAGACCGCCAAGGTCGAGGCCATGCTTAACCCACCCGCAGCACAGCCAGCAGTCCCTGATGCAATCACCGACAACAGCGAAAGCCCTGAGTACAGAGAGGGCTGGAACGATTGCCGGGAATTTATGCTCGGGAGGGGCAAATGAGCTACATCATCGCAAGCCTGCCACCACTCAAGTGCTTTGTGCGCCGCGAGTTCCTGTACAACCACGCCAAGGGCCACGGGGAGTTGGAGCCAGCGATCTGGGTCAGCATCAAAGCGCTGCGCGGCCAAGTGTTCCGCATTGAGTCGTTGCTGCCCAATTACGGCGCTCTGTACGACAAACTGCCCTTGCACGCTTACGTTTGGCGTAAAGACCACGGCAACCTGGCCATCGACGCCTTGCAACTGTGGGACTGCATGGGTTACCGTTTTACGGTGTGCGAGAAGATCGGCCTACGCAACTTGGGCGTCAAGTTCTTGAGCAAAGACAAGCAGTGGCACCACGGCAAGTACCTGTTCACGGTGGACTTCTGCGCCGACGGTATGGACGCCGACACGGGGTTTACCGAGCAAGCCGAGGAGCACAAGTCGTTCAACTTCATCCGGCTGGACAATGGTCAGTTTGCTACGCAGCCCAACAACCGCTGCCTGTGGTACGACCAGAGCCTGATTCCCGCCGAGGTAAAGTTTCCTGACTTTCAAGCG